TCGTGTTGTGTATAATGGAGAAACAGAACTAATATATAGGGACTATAACGCTGACGACTCATTAACGATGGACGCCCATAGTGGGGAAATTTGTTTAGACTAAAAGAGCAACCATACAAGATAGCAAAGAATATAGAAAATCTTGGCGAAAGAAAAGAATTTCTTAAAGGTATTATGCTTGATAAAGCTAAGTTCTATGTCCCCACTGGAAAACAAGAAGAACTTATTAAAACCTTTGCTGCTTCTTATGATAATAATAGAATACCTGTTATATTATGCACATTTGGTAATGGTGCTGGAAAGACAGAAACGGTTATACAGACAGTATACAACCTTGTGTTTGGTGCACAGAATGGTTGGTTTGATTATGAAGTATTTAAGAACTTTAAATTGCCAAAAAATATATGGTACTGCACAAATCCAGACGCTATAAAGGAAAGATTCGTCGATGAATTTGACGAATTATTAAAGTCTAAGGTTGGAAGATTCGTTGCCGCCAAGGAAGATAAACATTATCACTCTCATTATAAGTTTGATACTGGATGGAACTTATATCTGAAAAGTTACAACCAAGACCCAGTCGCATATGAATCAAGTAATGTTGGGGTTATCATATGTGATGAGCCGCTTAACCAAAATTTGTGGGGTGCAATCAAGTCCAGAAGGCGTTTGGGATGTATAACTTTAATGGTTCAAACACCACTTGATACNCCACCTTATATTATAGATGAGATTAAAACAAGTTATGATAATAATATTAAGGGTTACTATCATATAGAGGGTGATATATATAGTGCTTGTAAGAAACGTGGTGTGCGTGGATATTTAGACCCAGATACAGTTGATGCTATTGTTGAAACATATGACCCAGAAGAAAGAGANGCTCGTGTATATGGTAAATTTGGATATTTCAGTAAAACAATATTAAACAATCTTGATAGAGAGTTACATTTTGTAGACCCAGAAGACTATCCGTTACAGCCGAACTATTTATATTACCATGTAGTTGACCCACATGACGCAAGACCGAATGCGGAGATATGGGCTGCCGTCACACCAGAGGGAAGATATATAATATTTGAGGAACTTCCGTTTGACAAGTCAATTCCATTCTGGAAGATGAAGGGTGGAGTAAGCGTAAAAGACGATATTGAACAAATAAAGTTTGTAGAGAAAAAACATAATATACATGTTCACGAAAGAATAATGGACAGACATTTTGGCACACAAACGAGAGGTGCATACCATGGTGAGACCAGCTACATAAAAGAATATCGAGAGGCAGGAGGTGATGAGTTTAGGTTCAAAAAAAGTTATATCGCACCTAATACTGATGCCGAAATATTGTACGGACACAAGAGAATAAGAGAATGTCTGAAGATTTTACCAGACGGTAAACCTGGATTAGTAATATGGAATACCTGTTACCATACCTGGAATGGAGCAACACATTATGTGAGAAAAAGTGAGAAGACAAAATCGAGCTTTGACCAGGCATTGGGAGAAGGAAAAATAGTTGAAAAATATAAAGATTATCCAGATGTAATACGATATTTAGTATGCCACAACTACGACATGAATTTGTTCAAAAAAAAATCAGAATTATATAGAGAATATACAAGTAATCCTCTTTATGAAGTATTTTAAGATTAAAAAACTTGACATTTGGCACTTAGGAGTGCAAGGGGTTTAATATGAAACTAAAAGAGTCTCTTGAGAAAAAGGAAAGAGCTGCATTTAACCTTGATGAAGCCCTCAATCTGTGGTCTAATGCTGTTGTTTATAGAGAGCAATGTGGGTGGAACGAACAGGCAGAATATGCGCTAAAGGTAAAGACTAACGACCTACCTTTTGATAAAACATTAAAGAGCCTGGAAAAATGGGAAGGAAAATGGTATGTTGACAATTGGATAGAAAAATCACTACGGTTCGCAAAGGCACGACTCTTATCTGCTGAAGTAATAGTAGATTTAAGAAATGACTCTGGCGTTTCTAATAAAAGCCTTGAACTGATGGAAAATGAGATAAACTATTCTCTTGCTAAATTTAACTATGTTCGCGAAACAGACGAAGTTATAGAAAACCATTTTTATTATGGCATGGGTGCTTCAAGGCAAGCGTGGAATCCAGACGACGTAGACGCAGAGTGGAGAACGGGTAAACCAAAANTTGAAGCTATTGACGATACGAAGATATGGATAGACCCAGCAACAAGAAAACCAGACAAGTCTGACATGAGGTATTTATTTCACAGAGAACAATTTGATACAGCAGAACTCAAAAAAATGTTCCCAGGTAAGGCAAATAAAATTGAAGAAATCTGGGCGGCAGAGTATGGAAATGAGGCATTTGATATTCCAGAACAACCAGCAATGTCTAAGGCAGTAACCAATGTGGTAATATACCAATATAAGGTATTATACCCAATAGAGAAAAGGGCTATCGTTGATGAGAATGCGCAGAAAGTTAAATATTTCATGGAAGATGATTACCAAGAATATATTAACCAAACACCAATGGATAATGCCCAGGCTGATGGTTTGGCTAAAGAATATGATGAGAATGAGGTTTTCCCAGAAGCGGTTGTCACAACAGATAAAATAAAAGTTAATCAGGAATTTGTATTTCAATCTATATTTATACCAGAACTTAATCTCTTGCTGCAAGAACCAGAATATGTTGGTAAAGAATTTACTTATGTATTTATGCCTGGGTTCTCACATCCAGACAAGGCATATAGTTTTGGCTGGGTATATTATCTTAAAGATTTACTGGAAGCAAGTATTGTTATGATGACAATACAGTTGATTAATACTGTTAAGACGAATAAACCAATACCCGTTGTTCCCACTGGTGCTTTAGAGAACGAAGAAGACTTTATGAAGAACTACTATAAACTTGGCGCTACGGCAAGACCAAGTTCTAAGTGGATGGAAGAACACCCTGGTATGCGACCTATTTGGTTTATAACCCCACCACAGGTTAGCCAAATGCACCTAATACTTCAGGATAAAATTAACCTTGCCATTAAAGAGTTTACCAACTCTGTTGACTCAGCACGTGGTATTCCTGAATATTCTGGTATGTCTGGTCGTCAAACAGGTATGTTGCAGGTTGCCTCTACTATTATGTCAAGACCAGAGTTTTTCAAATATAAGGAATTTTTAAGAAAGCATTGTGAAATATTAAAAGATTATTTAGCATTCTATAGATACTATGAACATAGTATTAGAGATATGGATGATAATGGTAATCCTACATTAACAAGAGTTAATTCTGATTCAGAGACATTGCTTGAGGCTGAGGGTAATTATGTTGTTGTTGATATAGTTGAAAACACAGAAGCGTTGAAACAGCTTCGACAACAGCAGGCACTTGGTCTGTATGAACGACAACTTCTTACAAAAGAAGACGCTCTGCGTATGCAGGAACTTCCAAATACAGAAAGACTTGTTGATAACCTAAGCAGGCAAGATGAAATGATGCAGTTAGCACAGGCTGTTAATGAGAATCCAGAATTAAAAGCAATGATTATACAATATATGCAAACAGGAAATGTCGGTGGGCAATCGGAAGAACCCACACAAAATAAACCAAAACAGAGTCGGGCAATGGAAGCATCCCGATGAAAGGATGAGTGATGGTAGAAGAAGAAACTACTCAGGTCGGCAATGACACCGATGGTAACGAAGAACAAACTGAACAGGTTGATGTTGATGGCGTTAAGGTCACAAAGAAAAAAGTCGGCAACACGATTGAAATAGATGTGCCCGAAGATATTTATGATGACCCAGATGCTCTTGATGCCTTTAAGAGAAAGTTCAAAGATGTTGAAACAGTTGCAAGCAAAACGTATAAAGAGCGATATGAGTTTAATCGAGAGCGTGAAAAGTTCGAGGCTAAACAAAAAGAGCTTGAAAAACGCGAGGCTGAAATTGAAGAACAACAAAAAGAACTTCTTGAAACAAAGAAGGGTAAAGACACCTTCAGAAGTGAAGGTTCTCCTGACCTGCTATCAACTGTGAAAGAAATGAACATTGAGGGTGTAAATACCTATGATGACATTGAAGACTTGCGTGTCAATAACCCAGCGGCTTATTATCAAGCAATGGGCAGATACCAAAGCAAGCTTGCAGAAATGTCACAGAAATCAATGTTGCGTATGTCACAGAAAAGAATGCAGGAAATGATGCTTGACAATCAGGTACGCGCAGAGGGTTTCGACCCAGCCGAAGTAAGGGCTTTCGCTGAAAGCTATATCGGTTCTGATTATACTGCCAATGCCTATGAATTGTTCAAGCTCAAAAAAGGCACTAAGAAAAATATCGCTGACGAAATTAACAAACAGAACAGTGTTCGAGAACAGTCTGTAAAGTTTGTAAGGCAGAGTGCTCCTGGCAAAAAAGAACTCGATTTCGAGCATATGTCAGAGGAAGACTTGGATAAAATTAAACCAGGGACTCCTGAATATGAAGCACTAAATGCCTATTATAGAAAGTTATAAAATAAACTCAGGAGGTATGTATGGCTACATCTCCATACACCGTTGCTAATAAGCCGATACTTGACAAGATGCTTCGTGATGAGGCATGGTTCAAGACCTTTTGGGCGAAATTTGCAGGGTTTGCAAGCCGAATGAACGATGGTCGTTGGGACTTGAGTGGCAAAGCCATTGATGTTTTTAACGCACCACGCACAGAAGGCAGGAATGAAATTCTCGTTCCAATGCTACGCCCTCTTATTGAATACCCGAAAATCGGTAAAGAAACACTCAAAGGTGATACCGAGGTAACTCGTTACCTTTGGCACAAAGTGTTTGTCCACCTTGTACGACAAGGTGTAGAAGTGCCTGACACCGTTGACCTGCAGAAAATTAAGTGGACTGGCG